ACAGGTCTTTTACTAGCGTTCTGTTGATATAGTACGCCGTATTGTAACTGTGTAACACCGTAAGCCTTGGCAGTAGATACTCTAGCACCAAGACGTTGTGTAACAGCATAAGCCTTAGCAGTAGATATCCTAACTGATGAAATCTGTGTAACAGCGTAGGTTACTGCTTTAGAGAGGTTTACATTATCTGTCATGAGTCTGCGCGGTAACCAAATTCATAGCCGTTGATTTTAGCAGCAGTCCAGTCCGTAGTATCTGAAGGGTCTTGACTCCAGATTTCCTGATAACCCGTGAGTGAAGTCGTCAGGGCTGATGGGCTACTAGCGTAGTAACTTGTAGTAGCACCGTCGAACAACAGCGGAGTAAGGCCAGTTGGTGTTGCAGAAGCGTCAAGAGAAGCCCTGTAGCTTTGAACAACTGCCGTAAATTTTTCTGGATTACTTACAGCAGAGAGGGTGATAGAGGTATCAAAAGTAACCTCGTCAAGAGCCGTGTTAGTCAGCATCTGATCGCTATCGTCAACACCTTGCTCATCAACATCCGTTACGGTCCCACTGCCCCACTCGTTAGTAGTCCCCGCCGAGGGATCAAGTGTATACACCTTAGCGCCAAGAGTGTTTTCATCAGACACCACGACCTGACCCCAAGCTGTCTTTGACCCACCCTTAGTACCACCAGCACCAGAGTATCCTGCGTCAATGAACTGTAGTTTAGACAAGCCAGTAGCAGAAGTTGAAGCAACGGTGTCGCCCTCGTACTCATACACAAGAACATTATCGAGATAAATCCTAACAAAACCTGAGGCGTTAATCTTCGCGTGAACGTCTACTGTAAATAGGGTTCCACTACTGAAGTTAAGGTTAATAGCTTCAAGTGTTCCGTTGAGTACGCTATCAGCCTCTAGTTCTTCACTCCTGTCAGCCTCGTAGTAAATACCAACGATCTTGTTGTCATCATCATCAAGAAGCTTGAAAAGATAACCGGGTTGTGAGTTACTGAAAGTACCGGCGTCATATTTACGCAAGTCAAAGTGAACCCAAACTTCTGCCTGAGTAGGGAACTCTGCATTCAGTACAGTCTCAGTTCCACCATTGTCGTCAGTCCTGAAGCCAGCCCTAGCAACTCCTGAAACAGCCATATCGGTATCAGCTTCAGCATCATTACCATTGACTAGGGCTTCCGCTTCGTTAAAAGCTAGATATACCGTCATGTGAAAGTTTCCTTTATGTTTTCCATGTACCCTACAGAATCACCATCAGATGCAACATTGTTCTCCCTGTCGTACTCTTGCCAATTACCAGAGAGTACATTGATGTCTACCCAAGAGGATTCATATGCATCAGCAAAGTCTTCTACACCTGCAATAGTGTAAGCAAGGACTTCAGGTGTCTGCCAGTTATCGTATGTAACACTTGTGCTATCCTCTCTGGTAGTTAACACCTGAACACCAACAGCAGACCATGGTATAGTACCTTCTGAATCTGCCGTATTATCAGATGGGGTTATAGTGTGTGAAGTGTTTTGATTTTTATCTACACTAAAGAGGTCACCAGAGATAGAAATTTCGTTACCTTCGTAGTCATAAGCAACGGCACTGATTGTGTAGTTTACATTAGTCTCTGGACCAACACTAGAGTCTACGTGTACAGGTGGTGTAGATGCTGTCTGTAGTGTCCTATCCCTGTGGACCCAAGTAGCCTCAATAGTATTACCTGTAGAGGTATCCCAAACACCACGATAAGTTCCATCCAACTGTAGTTGTCCAACGGGATAGGGACGAGTAATACGGCTGTCCATCGTGATAGTATCAACAGGAGCAACAAGAGGATCAAGTTGGTCTCTATTGGTACTATCCAGAAGTTTGACATCTACAGTGTCACTTGCAACATAACCATTATCAATGATACCGTTTGAGTTGCTTATGAAGAAGATAGGGTCAGTTTCTTGGTGAAAAGCAGGGACAGTATCTAGTGCGCCCCTAGCGACAGTAAGCTGGGTGGAACTATCAACTGACACGACCCGCATGATTTCATCGTTAATCTGGATAAGGTCGTTAGCAGATATGTCTTCTGAGAACTTAAGGTTACTTACAGTCAGGGTCGTGGAGTCAGCTTGTTCGTTGATATCATCACCAACAGTAGCCGAAGGGCCATACGGGACTTGGTTGCCAAGGATGTATCCAGCACCATCATCATAGTAGATACGTGCATAAACAGAACTTGTAGTTGGAGCAACAGCACTTACAAAACCATACCCAATGTCGATTTCGTTAGTTTCTATTTCTTCTGCGGCTACTTCACCTACATTCTGCACGAACAGGTAGTACGGACCTTCAACAACAAGCCTGTCATCAACAACCTCAGGTTCAGTCGCGCCGGGATCGGTAAATGCTGGATCAGGGGGGGACACTAGGTCAGTAGAGTCTGAGTAGTCAAAGTTATATTTATCTTGAGTGAATTTGACCCTTACAGAATTTTGTCTACCGTCTCCTACGTTAACCTCTACAACACGCATCACCTCCCCACTGAGGTTATACCTAGAGGAAGTCAACTTAAACACATCCCCCGGAGCAAGGTCGTAGGCTTTTCTAGTTAGAACAACTTCACCAGCGATGAGGCTTGTGGACAACGTAATAAGGTCACGTTGAGCAACACGAGTAGCAAGGGTGTCTTGCCAAATGCCGGGGTAGTTTACAGTAGTGGAGATAGTCTTTTCAAGTTTCTGCCGTTGTGCTAGGTTGTGAACAGTAAGTGATGCCTCGCCATTCAGTTGCCTGTTATTGTATTTAACGGTTACAGAGTTTACAAGTTCGGCGGGGGATTTAATGCTTACGTTTGACCACTCAACAACATCAGCGTCTGTATATTCGTCCAATGCATCTGGATCATAGTCGTCCCTGATAAGAACAAGATGCCAAAGACCATCACTACGGCTGACATAGAGGACAGCATCAATATGGTTCAATACAGCGTTTACAAAGTCTTCAATAGGGGTCTCTGTATCCCAAACCATAGAAACCCCAAACCGCTCATCGTAGAGGGTCTGAGCAGCAGCAGCAAAAGAGGTTTCGTCAATATCAGCTTCAGGAAGACCCAAGCCCCACTGTTGATCTGTGAGGCACTCACGGATGATGTGAGCGGGATTCATCTCTACGTAACCCCCGCAAACACCCTCTAGGTATATACCCGGAGAAGGTCCATCGGTTACCTCAAAACCGTTGTAGTCAGTGCTGAATTTTTGGTTGTCATTACCCCAAGGGTTATACGGTTGGTATTCAGTCCCCCTACGGACTTCAAGAGTTGTAGGTCCGGTTTCATTCCTCTGATAATGCTCCGACACGTCGAAGTTTCCAGCATAGATGCCAGAGTCCATGTAGGGTCCGTAGTACCAAGTCTTATCGTTCTCACCGGGGATACTCAGTAGTTTACCGTCAGGGGAACCTGCTGGGTTATCAACCAAGTCCCTTTCACCAACAGAGTACGGGGCACTAGGTCCAGTCTGCTGATAGTAAGTATTCGAGGATGTCTCTGCTTCATCAGCAATAAGGTACCAACCACCAGAAGAGATACGCCAGTCACCATCCCTCTGAGTGCCTACAGGATAGGTCATACCTACACCAACATAAGCATTACCAGAAGTTCCTAGGGTATCTGTAGCAGTGTTAATACCACCCGAATTATACTGAGAGTAGTTGGGACCATAGACAGCTTTAATCGGCTGGTCACCACCAGAGTTGGTCGTTAGGAGAGAGTTCCAAGACTCAATAAGTGTCTCTAGTTCAGACAGAGTTGTTTCATCTGACACCAAAGCACTGTAGACCACAGAGCCACGAAGCTTACTCGTGGACAAACTTGCGAATGCTTCTGTGGCATTGTCAAGGAACATCTGAAACGGCTCAAGTGGAGCCGCTGGAAACTGACCAACGGTATCAGGCACAACTACAAAGTCGTTAACAAAACCAATCAGGTCTTCGATATCACTTGCGGTAGCAGCCTCTTTCATAATCCACCCACGCTTAGGTAGATCATAAGGACCACTCTTACCTTGGTAGTTAGGTACAGGTGCTTCGTATACGTCCACATTGCTTGGGTTATTACTACTGTTGTTCTGTGCGCCAGTAGTAAAGCGGATGTACCCAACACCAATGTCAAGAGAACCGGAGGGGCCTATTGCCTGCTTGATATCCTCTAGGCTGTCAATAACAGCTTGTTTGGCGGAAGCGATACCCATGCCACCACCAGTAATATTACCATTCCTACCAGTGTAACCATTGGAAGCAGATGAGAGGTCCATCTGAACAAACAGAGATTGTTCTTGTATGTCACCGCTGTAAAACTCAAGACCCCTTGTGTCAGGGTCAATCAAGGGGACACCAGCAATATCCTTTTGCCACTGGTCTACAGCAACACCATCTACAGTTCTTTTATAGATTCTCTGTATCTCAGCAGACATACGCTTTAGGTATGGGTTATTACCTACGTAGCAGGCTCTCCCGGAACCGCTTTCATTACTCCCCCTCCATACAGTTCTGGTGACACCACGGTAGGCTGGAACATCACCGTCGATAACATTAGTGAGGTAAGTGTTGGCAGTCTGAGATTCATCCCCAATTTCAAGATCAACAGTACCTTTGATACCACCCTCAATCTCACCAAAGAGTTCAGGTTTATCAATAGATATACTTCCTTCGTCAAAACACCCGCGATAAATCTCACGGTTATCTAGAAAGAATGCTGTTACCCTGTCAATAGGAGAGTGACACCAAGAAAAATCAAGCCCAAGATAATACTTGTAGCCAATTACCTGATCGCCACCTTTACCACCGCTCATTTATACCTGTCTCCGTAAGCTTCGGTAATTTCTTCGGAATACTTTTGTGGGGCTTTTAGTTGGATTTCATCTAGGGTCAAACCTTCTCTGAGAAGTTTCCTAAAGTCCAAGTCCGACTGCCTGCAAACCCTACGTGCGCCCCAAGAGCAGTACCCAAGTTCCCTCAGGTCTCTCATTGTAATCACTTCTTGCCACCCTTCTTGCCTTCAGCCTTAATGGCCTTTGTACTGTAATCACCGTACCAACCAACAAAAGGGGAAACTTCCATCCTACCAAATATCACTGGTACAGCTTTACCCTCTTCTACGGAAGGCACTTCAACTTCGCCAAAACCTTCTGGCTTCTGACTCTGTGGTTTCGGTCCAAGGACGTATGAAATAAGGCTTGTGATAGCCCATATGACAATGTAGTTCCAGACCATCAGTCAATCCTCTCGCCAGCGTTACCAGTAAAGGGATTCTTACTAGGTATGTATGGGAATCCACCGAAGTTTACTGTGTTGCTAAATTTGTTAGTGCAGGTTTCTAAGGAAAGGTCACAACCGGGAGCAATCCTTACAGTATCCCCCGCAGTAAGTCCGTCTATAAGATACTGTACAGTTAATACGTTGGATGTATCTTGGCGAATGAACATAAACTCGCCATCTTTTTCCATTACTCCACCACGGTAATAGTTATCATCCTGCTCATCACCAGACCCTACAGAAACAGTCACATCAAACCCGTCAATAGAATCAACAGTTGCACTTGTATAGAAGCTGTTGATATCCACCCTACAATTATCATCATAGAGGGCATGTCTGCAAGGTCTGTGGTACTTAGCCCTGAGGCCAGCGTTACGCATAGTCGTCTGTATACTTTCGCAGGTAAGAATAATCTCGTCGTCACGGGCTTCGTATGA